CCATACTCTCTTGCACTCATAATGTTTATTTTAGGAGTACCTGCTTTAGTTCCAGGCAATTCTTGAATAACATATACTATTTTTTTTCTTTCTAACATTGACAAACAATATAGGATGTTCTATATAGATGTCAACTAGAAAGAAGAAAATTATGAAATATAAATTTAAGACGAAGCCTTATGCTCATCAATTAAAAGCATTAGAGCTTTCTTGGGACAAGCCGTACTTTGCCTATTTTATGGAAATGGGTACTGGTAAATCAAAAGTACTGATTGATAATATTGCTATGTTATATGACGCCGGCAAAATCAATGGTGTCCTAATTGTGGCACCAAAAGGTGTGTACAAAAATTGGTACGAACAAGAACTACCTACACATATGCCAGAGCATGTAGAATATACAGATGTATTATGGCAATCAATGATTAATCAAAAACAGCAAAAAGAATTAGATAAAATGTTTGCTCCAGGAGAAGATTTACATATTTTAATTATGAATGTAGAAGCTTTCTCTACTAAAAAAGGTGTCGAGTTTGCAGCTAAATTTTTACGTTGTCATAGAACAATGATGGCTATTGATGAGTCTACAACTATTAAAAATCCAGACGCTAAAAGAACTAAACATATATGTTCTTTAGGAGAATATGCACCATATAAAAGAATTCTTACAGGTTCACCTGTAACAAAATCCCCATTAGATTTATACAAACAATGTGAATTTCTTAAAAAAGAATTACTAGGCCATAGTTCTTATTATACGTTTAGAACAAGGTATGCTAAAATGAAAACAGCTAATTTTGGTGGTAGATCAGTACAAATTGTAACTGGTTATCAACACCTTGCAGAATTATCAGAAAAACTAAAAGCTTTTTCATATCGTGTACTAAAAGATGATTGTTTAGATTTACCAGAAAAAACATTTATTAAACGTACAGTCCAACTTACACCAGATCAAACTAAACTATACAAACAAATGAAAGTTTTAGCTCTTGCACAAATGGATGGTAAGATAATGACTACCGCTACAGTCTTGACACAATTAATGCGATTACAGCAGATAACTTGTGGTCATTTTACTGCAGATGATGGCACTATAAAAGAAGTAGACTCTAATAGATTACCAGAACTTATGAATGTATTAGAAGAAATAGAAGGAAAGGTTGTTATATGGGCGCATTGGCAACGAGATGTTAATAGGATAATCCGGGAGATATCTAAAAAATTTGGCGAAAATAGTTTTGTAGATTACTACGGTTTGACCCCAATGTCAGAACGTCAAAAAAATATAGAAAAATTTCAAGATCCAAATTCACCGGTCAAATATTTTATTGGTACAACACAGACAGGTGGTTATGGTATTACGTTAACAGCTGCTAGTAGTATGATATATTATTCTAATGGTTATGATCTTGAGAAAAGACAACAATCAGAAGCTAGAATAGATCGTATTGGACAAAAGTATCCGATGACGTATATTGATATTATGTGTGAACATACCGTTGATGAAAGAATTGTTAAAGCTCTAAAGAAAAAAGTAGATATTGCTAGTCAAATTATGGGAGAAGAATTAAAAGCTTGGATTTAACCAACTACTTTGCCGCCCTTCCATTCCATATCTGGAAGTCCTTCAGAATATTTTTTTCCGTCAAAAGTAAGAACTTGTTTTCTATTTGAACCTGATTCGTGATAACTTATGTGAACCCATCCGCCTGTAGGATCATCCTTGTCGTAGTACTCCATGATCAATTGATCGAAATCTACGTTTGATTGAAGCCAATAAGCTGTCTTAATATTAGGCACGCCAAAAATTTCTAGGTCGACCGCCTGGCCCTTTGCATGTTGCGACGTTTTTTTGCTGCCGATCGCTTCACACAGCGCCTCGCTACGATAGCCGCTGGTAATCGTAACTGGTTTATCAAAGTGCGCACGAAGCGGTTCCAAAACTTCATAACATAAATCTCCTAGACTTTTAATCTCACCTGCTCCTGGTGTATTGTCTATACCCTTTCGTTGGGCTGTCATCGACTTGGTCATCTCTTTAAGAGTAAAGTGTTTACTAAGCTGCATGATTTTTTTATCTAATAATTAAAGCAAATATAACATAGGCCATACCTGAGATCAACGCTCCAGTAGACACTAATAATATACTTTCTACGCGGTTAATTTGACGCTCAAGCTTGTTTATCTTATCATGAGTTTGCTTTTGCATAATTCTGCAAAGCTTTTCATGGTCTTCTATTTTTTGTAATGCATTTTTAGCCATATTAATTACCACCAAATAGTAAACTTAATTTCTGTTCTGTTGTCAAGTTATTATAATTACTGCCTTGCACTTGTGCTGACACAACTTCGTTGTTAATGCTAGGTAAATTAAGTGTTGTTGGACCCAATGGTGTGTCTTGCATAATAGTTTCTAATGGATTTTCAAAAACAGGAAACTCAGCTAGATTTAAGTTTAAATTAGAAAATTGTGACTCTAAATTAGAAATAACTTCTCCCGCTACTTCCATTGGGTTTCTTTGTCCAATTTTTGCAGCGTTATCAGATAGTGCAGAAAGAACTTCTGAAGATAAAGAATATGGAGTAAAAAAATTTTGATCAATATTACTTATTTCAACAGCAGAAATTCTATCTAACGAATTTGCTAAACCAGTATCAGAAATATTTAATAATCGTGCAGCATCTATGTCACCTTTTAAAGTTTTTTTAACATCAAATAACGCACGATTAGCATTTATGTATGCATCTACAATTTCTTTTGGTTCAATAGGTCCTCCTTTTAATGCAACTCTAGTAAATAATGATCTTGAATCCCTTACACCTTTTTGAAAGTTAGCAACTTTAAAATTCATTGCTCTATCAGGATTTACTTTTACAGATCTAAAACCAAACAACCCTTGAAACTCATCACCAAATTCAAACTCTTGACCGTATTCATCAAACTTACCTTTTGTAATTACATCAACAGATTCTATAGATCTATCTAATCTTTTTAATTGATCGAAAGAAAAAGGCATTTGCGCTCTAACTAAGTGTGCAAATATTTTACTGTTACGATCTCCTGCTGTATCTTCTGGACTGTAAACTTGGAAACCCTCTCTTGTTCTACCACCTCTAGCTATAATATCTAATGCAGCTTCTGTCCAAATAGATTCTGATATAAATGGCTGACCAAATTCTGACATAGCTGTAAACATACCTTTTGCAAAGTCATCCATCATACCATCTTCATCTGTTCTACCATCTTGAACAGCGTTAACTATTGATTGTAATGGTCTAATTAATGTGTCGTATGCATTAGCGTGACTAAAATCTATGTATTTAAAACTACCATCTTCTTGTTTTATAGGTAGTAATGTAGAGTTTTTTGACCATTGGGCTGCAAACCTACGGATAGCCTCTCTTTCCTCGTCTGTGACGTCGTATAGGGCCTGGAATGCTGCTGTTGTAGCCACTGGTATAGCTGCAACTGTAGTCGTAAAGCCCATTAATCTAGTATATCCAATACCTTGCATAGGTTTTACAACTGTACCATCAGCTAAAGTTACTGATTCATTTATCTCTCTTAGTGCTCGTCTTACAATATTTGTACCTGTTCTAGCTATCTCTGCTGGAAAAGATACAAAGTTACCAATAGGTAATTTTCTTAAACCTTTTACAAAATCAGATACATAATCATAGTTAGGTATATTGTTTCTTACAATGTCCGCTGCTTCTTGTTTAAAAAATTGTTCATCTAATCTAACATCAACACCATTACGTTTAAAAGATTGTCCTCTAACTAAACCAACGTTTTCATATGCTTTTTCTAGTCTAGATTTTTCTATAGCCCAAGAATATATTTTCCAAAAGTCATCTTCAGCTGTATATAAATCTTGTGATACAGATTTTAATTTTGATAATGGTTTTAATAACATTCTCATACCTTTGTCAGATGTCATAGTCTCACCAAAGTTTACATCTTTTAATAGTCTAGATAAATCTCCAAGTCTTACGTTAGAGTTTACAACACCTAATTCTAACAACTCTTGATACAAATCATTTTGTTGTCTTGTACCTTTTAATGGTGTTTGTAATGCTTGGTATGCTTGTTTGATTGCACCTAAGTCTGCTGCTGGTAAGATACCATTTGCTGCAGCAAAAGCTCCAGCACTTACAAAGTTACGTAAGTGTGTTACTGGTGATAAAATTGTTTTAGCTATCTGTGATGTAGCTTTAGGATATAGTACTAAACTTTCATATATTCTACCAAGTATACCTGAGCCTTGTGTAGTTAACGAAGTTTGTTCCATAGCATCTGCAATACCTGGTCTTGCAAAAAATGGTTTAGCAACGTCACCAAAAGGATTACTTGAACCTGATGCAATGTTTACGTTTAAAGTTTGCGCAGGATCAATAGGTTGTATTCTTCTATAGTCATCACCAAAAAATGCTCTAGCTTCTTGCTCTGATCTAGCAAACATGGGTTGCGATACAGTTTGTTTGTCAGCGGCAGCCGTCCAATTAGCAACTACTTCATCATTCTTTTTTATAAGATCATCATAAAATAAATTACGTCTTGTAATTAAAGATAATTTAGCCATACCACCTATCATTGTTTGCATAGGATTTTTTTGTTTACCAAATAAATCATCAATTACTTTTCTATCTGCAGCAGATTCTAAATCTTTAATTGATATTCTAGCAATACCACCACGTTTAACTGCATCATCTAATGCAGTTCTGTTTACAAAAAAGTCTGGTATATTAAATAATGCATCAGAAGGTTTGTCCATTCTTAAACCTTTAGGTAATCCTGAAGTTTTTAATACATTGTTAACAATTTGTTCTGCTTCTAAATCTGTAAGATCTTTACCTGCTTCTTTTGCACTAGATTTAAATAATGTTTTAGCATTTTCTACAGCTTCAGCTGCAGGTTTATATCTTAACCATGGTAAAATACTTTTGTCTTGAAAGATATCATATGTAGAACCAAGGTAGTTTTTAAATTTACCACCAAACAATTGTTTAAAAGATTGTATGTCCGCAGCATCTAAAGTTCCACCTAGTTTAGAAAATAATTTAGACCAAGCTGTTCTCATATTTGACAGTCCACCAAGAATAGAAATTTCTAATTCTTTTGCTTTGTCTGCGGTAGGTGCAAATTTTCTTATTTGATCTTTTACTTTTTGTACCATTGCAGCGTCCATATCACCAAATGCTGCAACACCATCGTCACCAAGTCTTGCTTCACCAGATAATAATGCATCGTTTACATCACCTAAAAATTGTGTTCTTTCTTTTGCAGATTGTTTATTAAATACAGTCCGCATTGGTGGAAATAATCTATCTATATCAACATCAAGATCTCTAGAAAAATTTCGGGCGACGTTTGCATCAGCTGCTTGCGCACCAATAGATTGTCTCTCTACATCAAAAAATTCTTGTGTCTTACCACTACGTGCTCTAAATTTTGATGCAACTTTATCAATCCATCTATCTAACTCAGAGTTAGCTGTGTCTAATCCTTTGTTCCTGTTTGTTATTTTTTTAATAACTGTACCTGCACCACTAAGAATACCTGTAAACAATGCACCTTCTGTACCAAATTTAATTCTGTTTAATATTTCTCTTGTTGCATCTGGGTCCGTGTCACTTCTATCTATTTTAGTTGGACCACCTAACAAATCTCCAAACGTACCAATAGCTTCTGCATCACCTACAAACACACCTTCTGCAATACCACCACCAATTGCACCTGCTATAAACTGTCTACCCTTACCTTTAGCTGTAAGTTCTAATGCTTCATCAGCTGCATCAACTAATTTTTTATTTCCTAATCTAACGTACTTATTATTTTTACCTGCAAGCATTGCAGTCTTTGCCATACCACTTGCAGATTTAAAAGCTAATCCACCAGGTATACCTATATTTACTAATGCTTCTGTAATTTTACCAGCAGCTGTTGCTTCTGCTTTCTCATCAAATTCTGTAAGGTCATCAAACCATTGTTCGACTGCAGCAGCTTTACCACTGTTAACACCAAGGTCCATTAGACTTGCACCTAAAGAAAAAAAACCTTTTGGTATTGCAATTAAACCTGATGCTACACCTGATAGCATAGATTCTATTGTACCTACTTTGTTTTGTGGTGAGTATGCGCTGGTATCAAAGATGGTAGCCATTTACCCTCCTATAATAGTGGGGTTACGTTACCTTGTACATCTACAATAAGTACCCTGTCACTTATAACATAGTACCCTGGACTTACTGGAGTTCCTGCTTTTTTAGATTCTTTAATTTGTGATTCAAAGAATGTTTGTGGGTCTACACCAGAAGGTATTTTAGTTGAATCAATTGTTGTAACATCTACTTTTTCTGTTGCACGAAGTATACCAGCTAACTCATCTCCTCTTGGTACTTTACCTTTTTTATATCTTTCAGTAATAATATCTGAAAATGAATCTCCGGCTAATGTTTTATCAGCAATTTGTATTTGTTTTTCAGTTAACTTAGCTTTTTGTTGTGCTGTTGGATCAGAAGCTTTAATATCTTTTTCAATCTCACCTTTAAGTATAAGAGTATCAATCGCATCTTTAGTTTTCTTAGGTTTGTCAAATGCTTTACTTGTTGATTGTATAATTTGATTAATTAAACTACCATCTTTTATAGCTCCCTTTAAATCTCCACCTGCTTGGTTAACAAGCTGACTAGCTGCAATTAAAGAATCGTAAGCAGCTTCTTTGTTCATGCCTTTAATGTCCATGATGTCTCTATATTTTTCTACCTGAGCTGCACGTCTTTCTTTTGGACTTAATTCTACGCCGCTACCTGCACCACCTTTTTTGTCAGTGTCTTCTAATAATTTTGGTAAACCGCCTGGAGGTGGTGGACCTTGCATTTCTAATTCTTTATCTGTTTTAGGTGTGCCATCTGGATAAAAATAATATGCAGCAGAAGCTATTGTTATAGGATCTTTTGCAACAGACCAAATAGCTTTACCTGCTTTTTGTGTAAGGCCAACTGCTGTAGGAGATGTTGCTCCTTTATATAAACCAGTTACAACTTTACCTGACATAGTCCCTGATAAATATCGACCAAATGGATTAGGTACAAATTCATTTATTGTTTTTGGACCTGTTCCTGGACCAACAGCTTGAGTTCTAACTTGTCCTGAGTATGGACCTGAATATTTAGTAACTACACTACCTTGACTTGTTGGACCCATTTTTGGAACTTGAACTGTTTTAGGTACGTTTGAACCAAATAAATTTTTAAAAGCTTGAACACCTTTTCTACCATATCTCATTGCTGCAGGACCTGCTCTCATTGCAAGAGGCGCTAATCTTGCTAGTCCTAAACCTGCACCATATACAATAGGTGCTACGTGTTTTTCTCTACCACTCGAATCTTTAAATCTATCTGGATGTTGACCAACCAATAACATACCACCATCTTTTTTTTGTTCTCTGATGCCCGACATAACACCCTCTTTAATAGGGCCGCCGTATCTAAACATTGGTCTATTTAATGGTCTCATAATTAATTACCCAAATATTTTTCCGTACAATCCACCAACACCTAACGCTGTAGATAAGGCAGTTGAGAAAGGACTTGGTGCTGCTGGTTGTGCATACTGTTGTCCTGATACACCACCTGCTAAACCAGTTAATGTGTTGCCGTATTGTGAAAGTCTTCCGTAAGGTTCGTAAGCTGCAGTTTGTGCTGCTTGTTGATCAGCACTTAACATAGCTTGAGTTTGACCTTGTCTTAATGCACCAAGAGATCCTAATGCAGAAACATCTTGACCCATATTTTGTCGTGCAAAATTAGATAAACCATATTGTTGGCCAGCTAAACCTGATTGTAATCCTGCTAGTTGTGCACCTTGACCAAAAGCTTGACCTGCTGCTTGTTGTGCTTGACCAAAACCTTGTTGTAATAATTGTGCTTGAAGTGCTGCTCTGTCACCTAATACATCTGATTGATATTGACCTAACATTGCACCTTCTCTACCACCACCAAAATTTCCTGAACCAACTGCTGCATCTCTAATCTGTTGCGCACCTGCTTGACTTTGTTTGTCATACTCTGCAAGAGTTGTATTAATAACTTGTTGTTGATATGGAGACATAAATGGTTGGTAAGCTGACGCTCCTGTTAGAGCACCCAATCCACCAACAGTTCCAGCTGCTTGTTGTTGTGCAGTTTGTGCAGCTTGTAAAAATGGTTGATAAGAACCAACACCTTGAGAAGCTATATTGATAGCTTGTGTTTGTAATGGATCTTCACCAGCAACAAACTGTCTACCTGTAAAAGTACCTGTGTTAATAGGGGCCGAATAAGTGGCCGTTGCCTGTGTTGCGTAATCTTTTACTGCCGGTTCTAAAAAATCTGCTATTGCCATTATATTACCCTCGATTGTAACATTTGTTGTTGATCATACATTGCTTGCGCACCTTCTAATCCTTGTGAATCCTCAGAAACTTCACCACCTTGTTCTAAGTTATTCATTAAATTTTCCATAACTTCAGCGCCTTTATCTATATCGCCGCCTCCTGCATTTCTAACAGCATCTGCTGTAAATACAAACTCATTTTTTGATAGTCTAGCAGGCACATCGTCAGCTCTTTCTTTACCACCTAACGCTACAAAACCACCTTCGTTTCTAAAATCTTTTTCCATACCACCCATGTCAATCATTTCTGATGATTCAGTTTCCATAATGCCACCTTCTTGGGCTTTAACTCTTACACCACCTGATCTATAATCAAATTTATTATATCCTGCTGGTGTTGTATATCCAGGCACTGTAGATCCTGGCACTGGTCCGCCATTAGCAGCCATCATAACTTCTTGTGGTTGTTCCATACCTGCACCTTCAGGTGCTTGTTGCTGTTGCATTACTGCTTTTACAAATTGTTTAAAAGATAATGTGCCACCTTTATTTTTGTATTTAACAAATTCTGCCATAAGCATTTGTTCTGCTTGTGCATTACTTGCATCACCACCATTCATTAATCCTGCTCTACCACCAGCTGCTGCATAAAAATTAGGTTGTACAAATTGTTTTTGTGGCATGAACGATAAAGAGCTTCCAGTAGGATCTCTGTAATAATCTCTTGCCATGTTTCTAATGTTTGCAACATCCATAACTTCTATATCTTCCTCTTCTTCATCATCGCCACCCATAAAAAATGGAGCTGCTAAAGCTGTACCAGCTAGTCCTGTTAATGCTGCTCTACCTAAATTAAATGTACCATCTTTATCTCTAATTAAACTTCTTAAAAAACCACCTTTATCAGTAGCTCCTCTTGTAAGAGGTGCTCTAAACAAACCACTAATACCACTACCAAGGTTTCTAAAATTTCCTAAACCACCAGTAAGTCCGCCTCCGCCAGGCATAAATCCACCAGCTAAGTAAGCTCCTCCACCAAGTAAGGCTAGTTTACCTATAGGACTTTTAGCAATTTTTTTAATACCTCTAGTAGCTTTCTTTACAATCTTACCTAAAAAGTAACCTTGTCTTGGATCTTGTAAAGATCCTATTCCTGATTGGATTTGCTGCGGTTCTTGCATTCTAGATATTGCCATAATTTTACCTTAATTCTTATGTTTACTTGGTTTTTGCTAACAAATCAAGAGGAGGCATGATGACTTTTACATCTTGTGCCATATCCTCATTCTTAAAACCTCTGCTTTCCCAGTCTTTTCTTTCCTTAAAAAGCTCACCAGTTTCTTTGTGTCTATAAGTTGTCTCTACTTTTGCTTGTTTTATTTCCATTAGTCTATTTTCTCCTTTAATATATTGAGATAACTAATACCAAATACGACACCATCAGATACCGTGCCAGCTGTAGTATAAGATAATACAGTCCCACCTTCTACAATTAAAGGTAAAGTTAATATCTCTACACTTGTAGCAGCTACTAGTGTTTGTGTATTTACTATCTCAAATGCGTTGTTTTTAATAGTTACAGTTGGCGTATTAGAACCTGATTTATTTGTAACTCTTAAAGATTTTATAATAATAGTTTCATTAACAGATGGAGAAAGCATTGTTACAGTCTCTGCAGCTGTTGTTGTTTTACCGTAAAATTTATATTGGTTTACTACTGCCATTATTCCATAAAGAAACTTTTAGCTTCTATCTCCTGTTTAACTTCATCTTGAAATGAAGAGTTTAATTTCGTTATTACACCATCAAGATCTCTAACTAATGATTGTAAATTTTGTCTGCTATATTCTTCTTCAGCTCTAGTTAATGATTGTACAATTTTTGCCATTATAATATACTTGCTAGTCCTCCATGTTTATATCCAATTCTACCACCATCTTTTCTGCCTCTAGAATAACCAACATTACCTTGTGCATCTCGATAAGATCTTCCCGCACTTCTCATTGAAGTTTTATCTTCTGCAAAAGCACCTTGACCCCCTCTGTCTCTATTATCTATATTTTCATATCTACCATCATTAGCACCAGAAGTAATACCACTCCTAGCTTTTTGATCTTCAAAAGCCTGTAGAGCTGCTGCTTCTTGTTTTGCTTTTTGTTCTGCAGCAAATTTTTCTTGTGCTTTATTTGTTTTATACATTGCAGACGCTTCTAACATTTGTTTATATTTAAACTGTTTTCTTGGGTCTGCTTTTGTTTTAGCTATTAAATCTGTTATTTCTTCTTCAGTCATCATAGTTCCATCTGATTTTGTAAATTCTTTATTGTAAATATCTATCTGACCTTCAAGATAACCTTTACCTGCAAAGTTTTTACCTGTTAAAGTTTTTACGCCACCAGGGCCGTCAAACAACATACCTTGACCTGCTAGCATATTGTATTGACCTTTCTGAATATTATCCATTCCACCTATTCTGTAATTAGGTTGACCTAGTCTAGGATCATTTAAACCTTGTTCTATTTTACCTCTAAGAAAATTACCGCCTGGTAAAAAACTCAACGCAAAATTAGCAAACCCCGGCAGTTCTTTATTTTTACCTGTCGTCATTTGGTACGCAGTCATAAAGTCATCACCTTCATAATTAGGATCCATGTCATACATAAAATTACGGGGAATACCGGATTGTTGAACATTACCAGGAAGTCCTCCAAAATAACTTGGATCATCGTAGCTGCCTAAAGCTACAGGATTAACTGCGCTTCCATATCCAAAAGCATTACCGCCTGTTAAGTTGCCACCATAACCACTACCTGTAAAAGCATTAGTTGCTGGTATACCAAATGCAGTATTAACAGCTTCTGCTTGCGTGTTTGTGTTTGTTGGTAAATTAAGACCCAATCTATATTGTTCTTGTGGGAGATATTGATAGTCTTTGTAAAGTTCTTGATCAGCTTTGTTATAAAATGCTACCATTATCTTCTTCCCCCAGGATGTATGTCTAATCTAAACGTACCAAGTTTCCAATCTTGACTTGCTGCCGTATTAGATACTTTTAAAGCTATTGACCGAGCTCTTATTCTTGTATCTTTTTTAGTTGTACTTGATGTTATATCAAAATTTGAAGTACTTGAAGAACTATTTGGATACGTTCGAGTAGTAAAACTAACTCGAGTAGATCCTGTTTGTGTAATAAAATCTGGTATAAATCTGCTAATTCTCATTATAAATTCTCCATCTCCTCTAAGATCTGGCATTCCTACAACCGCTCCTGTAGAAGCTCTTTTTTGTGTAATGTCAAAATCTCCAGAAGTAATTGTGCCAAGAATTGCCGTAGTTACTCCACCCGCATCGATTTGATCGGTCCCTGTTTCCTGTTCATAGTATATTGTACATCCATCCGTATTACCAATAACATCATAAGAAGTATTACTATCTGGATTATAATAAGTTGCGTGTGGTTTATTAAATACTGCTGAGTCTTGCCAGGCTGCACGCGGTAAACTACCGGTTGTCCATATAGGTCTTTTAAATACAGGAGAATCTAAATAATTATATGTTACCATTCTATTAACAACGTCTGATCCTGCTGTGCAATAAAACCAAGTTACCTCACCAAACAAATTATTTAATCCAGCATTTATTAAATCTCTAGATGTAAAATTTATATCGTCATAAACATAATCTTCTACTAAACATTGTAGTGATTTTAATTGACCATCGTAAGTAAAGAATCCATTTTCTGACATCCAATAAGCTGTACCATCTACTTCAACACAAGCATTTTTACCTATCAGTCCACAGTTAGTTCCTACTTGTTCAAACGAGAAAGTAAAAGGTTGGCCAACAAATTTCATAAGAAATAATGCAGTATCTGTCCAAACGTAAATTGCATCTCTACCTTTAATAGCTCCCATAATTCTAGAACCATCTGCTAATCTTTGTGTGCCTGCAGTATTGTTAGCTCTAACTGTATACGAATCTGTTTGATCAATACTCTCTTGCGAAGAAAACCTTATAAACATATCGTCTTGTGTAGCACTATTGCCTACTGTTGTTTCTGTTCCAAAAAATACTAAGTGTCTATCTGGTGTAGATACCAATACATGACGCGATGCAGTTGGAGCGTTTGGAATAATTGTAGCTCTAATTGATGTTGCGTTTGACGGAGATGCATCCCATTCAAAACATGCACCATTATATATAAGAGCAATTAATTTTGTTCCATAGTTATCTAAAATCCATAAACCCGGATCAATTGTAAAGTCAGAAGAAGAAGCTTCTCCCCATGCAACAAAGTCTGATATATTAGTTACTGTAGCACCTCCAGTGTGAGCTGCTCTTGTAGTTCCGTTAACTGCTCTAGCTCCTCCACTTAAGGTCCCTGTTCCCGTGTCATTGTTTGTAAAACTTATATCTTCTGATCCAATTCTAATTTCTCCTGAAGCAGGAAAGGCTGAAGTGTTTGCTAATACTACAGTCGTAGTAGCATCGTCTGGAAGCGTTGTTGATAATGTAGAAGTTGCTGGTCCGTTAGCTGTACCACCCCATAGTGCTGTACCCCAACCAAAGCCACCTAATTGTTGCGAAGGCCCTACGTTATAGTAACAAAGAATAGAAGTGCTGTTACCGTCACTTGTAGTTAACGGTGTCCCTGTTTCTTGAGTAGCCATTGTAATTGTAAAAGTAGTGGCTGTTGGAACAGAAGTAACCATATATTTTATGTCTTCAAAAGTTGCATTACTGTAAGTTGATCCTGCCGGTACTCCGGTTACACTGTCAAACAAAACAATATCATCTTCTAATAAACCATGGGCTCCGGTACATGTTACCGTGACTGTTGTTGATGAAGATGTACTAGTAAACTTAGCTCCTGTTAAAGTTTCTCTAATTGGGTGTATGTCATAATAGGTTCCACCTGAATATACATACAGAATTCTATTAGTTCCAATAGCGGCATATTTAATACCGGCATTGTTATCCCAATGATGTAACGCTCTAGCAGCTCCTGTAAGCTTATCTTGTCCTAATTGGGACCAACCACCTATTTTTTCAGCAGTTCCGTACCTAAAACGTACATTATCCCCATCAAACCATTGCCCTTCAGCTCCAGTTTCCGTAACTTGTTTATTAAATCCGGGTGCAAAACCTAATTTTTGTAGCATATAACTCCATTATATTACTTGCTTTGTATTTATACTAGATTGAAAGATTTTTCAATTCTTAAATTTTAGCTACAGGAATATTTAAAAGATTAAGCTGAGTTTTGTCTCCTAAAGTTGTACAAAAAGTATTAAAAGATAGTGAATATCTATCTCCACTACTTTCATTATTAGGAACACTATGACGTAAAGAACTTGGAAACAACATTAAATTTCCAGGATAAAAATCAAAAGCGTGATAAGGATTATTAAATGAGGTTACTTCATAAGTTTTTTTATCTGATGACTGTTGCCATTTTCCATCAATAAATTGACCAAATTTTTCGTACATACAAAATATTCTATTC